CTTTCGCAACATATAATGTTTTAAGAAAAAATGAAGAATTAGAGGACGCTATTAATGAGTTTTACGGGCGTACAAACGCTACCGTAAGACTTATGCGTTCTATTGATAATCGTCAGATGTTTGAACAAGATGACGAAGTAGGGTCGGTATTTAAACAATTGGTTGAATGCGTAGACTTATTATCCGCATTCGTTACGGAGATTCGTGATGGTAACAACAACGAGGAAGAAGAACGATAAGGTTTATTTTACAGAGGATACTGAAAAGGCGATAATCGCATACAATAAATCAGATGACCCCGACACTCGGGAACAATTATTTAGAAGTAAAATTCAAGGACCGCTTGATAAGCTAGCAGAGAATGTTATCAATCGGTTCAAATTTCCATATATGGAGGGTACCTTCGACGAAATTAAAGCGCAGGTAGTCTCCTTTCTGGTTATCAATCTTCATAAATTTACAGAAGATAAGGGAAAGGCATTCTCGTATTTTAGTGTAATCGCAAAAAATTACCTTATATTACACAATAATAATGCATATAAAGAAGAAAGACGCGTACTCTACTTTTCTGACCAAACTGAAGATTCTTTTTCACTAGAGGAAATGCTAATTGTTGAGCCAGAAACACGTGATTCTACTGTTGATATGAAGGAATTTCTCAAACTATTGGTAGAATACTGGGAATTTAACTTAGACCGATTCTTTAAGAAGAAAAGAGACAAAGAAATAGCAGCTGCAATCGTCAAATTGATTGAACGTATCGATAATATTGACAATTTCAACAAAAAAGCTCTTTATCTGATGGTGCGTGAAATGACCAATTATAAGACTGCCCATATTACTAAGGTCATAAATAAGATGCGACCCCAAATTCTGAAAATGTTGGGTGAATATCGTAGAAACGGACATCTTTCCGACCCCACCACATATTTCTCGTATAAAAAATAATTCCTATCTATTTATAGTATAGGATTTTAGGGGGGTTTTATGGATATTAATTCCGAATTGTACGATGGGAAAAGTTTAGCTGACATTTTCTCAGAAATACACAAAAATACAGACAGTAAACGAGCACAAATTAACTCGTTTATTATGAAAATGGTCCAACTCATCCGCACTCCAGAAGATGCTGCGGTGATTGGACCTATTGTGCAGGGATTTTTAGAAGTAAACGTCAAAAATGATGAACATTTGGTCCGTGTGGCACAAATTGCACAACGAATCGTATCTGTTGGGGTCAAGTCTAACGCATCATTAGACGGATTGTTGTCAGAATCAGAAAAAGAGGCATTACTTGGTGATATTAAGGTAGAAATCCAAGAACTTCACGAAGATGTGAAGGACTTGGATAGTGTTTTTGCGGAGAAGTAATTATGAGTACATCGTTATACGGAGCGATACCGTTAAATATTGATGTAAACCAACTAGGGGCTTCCGCTAATCCAAGATTATCAATTACACAACCATCACCATACTATAGTGCATTAATTGAAGATGTTATTTTAAATGAAGAACATCCAAATTATAATGAAGATGGTAGTAATATTGGTGATGCAAGGGTAAGATTTTTACCAACCGACAGAAATTTACCAGTAGAAAAGCTAAATTGGGCATGTCCTGTTGAATCTGGTATAGAAGATTATCCTCTTAAGAATGAAACCGTTTTGGTATATTTTGCATTAGGAAGATTGTTCTACAGTAGAAGAATTAATTCTACCAAAAAAATTGGTGAAGCTACTTGGCCGGGGTTAAACGCGGTTATGGGTTCTCCAGTAACCGGAACTGAACAATCCAAGAATATGTTATTGGCGGCTCAAGGAATTGAACCATATAATTTAGATGCTAGAGTAAGCGCAAAGGCAATTTCTCAAATACCATTACAAAATCCAAATGCTCGACGGGTACGTGCAAGTCAAGGTGATATGATTTTATATGGTAGATTTGGAAACTTGATACGGGTTGGGTCAAATCTAATGACCAATGAAGATGTTCAAGTACCAGAACCCAACATCTTGTTAACCGCAGGATTACATAGTCCCGCTGAACTATCTACCAACAGGCCAACCATATACTCGTTAATGTATGAAAACATTAACTTGGATAAAAGTTCTATTTGGATGGTGTCCAACCAAACAGTAAAATTTGTGGCATCTACTGCTACAAGTCAAGCTGAAAATAAGGCTCATTTGGCATCTTCATCGGAAAGAACTACGGTATATGATGGGGCTCAAATCTTCATAAACTCGGATAGAGTTATTTTAAACAGTAAAAAGAACGAAATTTCATTATTTTCTAACAACGAAATCAATCTAAGTTCAATAAAATCAATAACATTGGACACAGAAAGTTCGATATTTATGACAGGAAATAAAGATATAACCCTCGATGCTACAGAAGATGTGTTTATACGGGGTAATAGTGTTTCCATAAATGCAGTAAACGATTTGAGTTATAAAACGTCTGGAAACTACTCAATTGTCGGAAAAAAGATATTTATAGGTTCGAACGGCGATACAACACAACCTATGGTTTTGGGTACAAAGTTAGCAGTGTTTTTACAACAGCTGGTTTCTACTTTGAATGGTAATTTACAGACCGCATTTACTCCTTCACCAGCGGGAGCAGTTTCATTGGCTACTTTAACCGCTGCACTTACAGACTTACAAACTTCATTAAGTAATCCACTGGCAGCACCATTTAATAGTAGAGATAACTTTACGACTGAGAGAAACACTGTATGACCCAGATACCAGCCAATTTATTGAATTCTAGTAATGTTGTTGGCCAAGTAACGGGAGTAGTAAGTGAAATACAAAATTTGTCTGCGGGAGCACAAGCTAGATTATCAATTATAGAAAATGCTATACCAGATAATTTATTTACACTCCCAGACGTAAATCTTGATGGTTCGGGAACAGTATCTTTAGAAGAAGTAGAACAAAGAGTTAACACTACGGTTGATTCCACGATAAATACCTTAAACGCAGCTGTTCCTGATTTATCAAACTTACCAAGGGTTAGTGGGCTAGTAGGATTACTTCTCGACCAACTTCCACAAAAGATAGAAGTACCAAATTTGGCAGAAATTAAAGAAGTGGTTTATAACAAAATTAAAAGGTTAAAAAAACAACAACAAGAAGCAGTAATAGCTGCTCAGTTGTATGAAGCTAAACTTGAAGAAACACCATTTACTGCTAGACGTAATTTGGTGAATCAACGAAATCAATTATAGAGGATTTTATGGACAAAACTTTATTGAAGGCGTACATCCGTACCATCGTAGAAGAAGAAGTTAAGAGAATTCTTCCAGAAATGCTAAGTGAAGCAGTGGCAGAGGTAAAGGCACTACAAGAAAATAAGTCACCGTCTGCATCAACTGCAAAGTCAAAGTTTTCACGCGCTCAACTAGCAGAAATGATGGGATTAGAACGTCACGGAGACACAATTGTAGCAAAAACTGGTAATGTGATGGCAGCCCCACCACAAGGAATGACAGAAGATAATCCAGTATTTCAAGCTATTAACAAGGATTACTCCGCTTTAATGAAAAAGATGGGGTTGGCTAAGTAATATGGCGCAACAATTTATCGGCGTAACACTTCCGTTAGAACGGGGAAATACAGGATATTTTGCCCAATCAACGTCAGTTTTTCAACAAGTTAAGTCAAACTTTAAAAATTTGATGTTAACTCGTAAGGGCGACCGTTTAATGCAACCAGAATTTGGTACAGACATACACAGCCTTTTATTTAATCAAATTACGGAAGATACGTTAGATAATTTAAAACTTTCCATCAATTCTGCGGTGGAACGGTGGATGCCATTCTTAGAAGTGGTAGAAATATCAACACAAACACCAGCAGATAATGATTATAATAAAGTTTCTATATATGTAAAATATAGATTTAGAAGTAATCCAAATGTTACGGATTCCGTAACGGTTTCCGTATAATAACTTGGAGTAAATGAATGGCAACAAATCAATCGATAGTAACACAACCTAGACCAAACGTAAAGCAGATTAATTACTCTGCTAAAACGTTTAGCGATTTTAGACAAAATTTAATAGACTTCACTAAGTCATATTTTCCTAACACGTACTCAGACTTTAACGAAGCTTCTCCTGGTATGATGTTTATTGAAATGGCATCATATTTGGGAGATGTGTTGTCATTCTATATTGATAATCAATTTAAAGAAAACTTGATGGCTTATGCGGAACAAGAGCAAAATATCATCTCTATATCGCAATTTTTGGGATATAAGCCAAAACTGGTGTCACCAGCAACCGCCGAAGCTCAACTATATCAAATAGCTCCAGCGATATTAGTGGGTTCGCAATATGTTCCGGACACAAAGTATTTATTAAAAATAGGGAAAGGCTCAGTATTTAGCACAAATTCTGGACTATCAATCCGCTTTAAATTACTAGAGGATGTAGATTTTTCAGACATAACCGAAGCGGATTATACAGTAAATCGTACAGATGGTACGAATCCATTAGATTTTCTTATCACTAAAACAGTAACATTAACCTCGGCTGACGAAAAGTCAACCACATTTACTTTTGGAAGTGCTGAGAAGTTCTCTACTATTACTCTTCCAGACGAGCAAATTATTGGCGTTGAAAGTGTTATAGATTCTAGTGGAAATACTTGGTATGAAGTTGATTATTTGGCACAAGATGTCATTATGGATGACGTAGTTGTGAATGCAAATAATGAATCGGGTAAAGTACCACCAGCAGGACTTCGCTTAAGAAAAGTTCCTAGAAGATTTGTTACTAGAATCTCAAGAGATTTAAGAACACAACTATTATTTGGTTCTGGTATAGGGGACACTGATGTAGATTCTACGTTGGACTCTAGACAAATTGCAAACGCCCAATACGGAACAAATATTAAAAACATCCTTGGTAATGTAGCTATTAACAACGTTAACTTTTTAAATAGTAATGCGTTCGGTCTTGCTCCCGCC